GTGACATTCCTTGACCGGGCGTGCCAGGTGTAGGAGGTAGTGGTTTGGTCGGTGGCATGGGCATACCTTGTGGCGGCTTCGTGGTCGGCGGTGCGGGCATACCACCTGGTTGTGTGGTAGGTGGCATGGGCATACCACTTGGCTGTTGTGCGCCTTGTTGCGCCTGACCAGTTATCATGTTGGTCAATGCGTCAGCCTCCTGTTTTGCCACAATCAGTGTCTCCTGTATACCGGCCTCGAATGCAGCAGCGGACATTTGCTCCGCCCATATCTCACGTTGCAGATCATCGGACTGGCCTTCGTTCAACACGTTCTCGCGAGCCCAACGCTGAGGGACGAGCGGCGCAGGTCCAGATGTGATGTTTTGTGCCACCTGGGACTGTTGTAATTTGTCTTGCGGCAGGTCGGGTTCGATCACCACGTTAAACTCGATCACATCCGGCAACTCGGCGTTCTTCAACCCGCTCATCAAATCAAAACTCCCGCCTTCGATCTTACACCAGCGGAAGGCAATCTCCATTGCACCGGCCAATGATTCCTTTAGAGCGGATTGCAGTGGGATGATGGGTAACCTTCCTTGTTGCGCCAGGAGCGCGGTCTCGGAGAAAGTCATATTGGCAGACAACTTCTCGCCCAGAGCCGTGCCGTAGATGGTGCTATCCTCGAACAGCCCGTCCAGGATTTGCCACATCTGCGCCGAGTTCTGGTCAACGATGTTCTTCGCCAATGGTACAAGATTGCCCTCGCCCATGATCACATTGCCAATCACGGCGAAGTCAATCGCTTCCAGTTTATCTTCCGGTCCTTTCTTCTGGTAGAAGTAGGCTGCATTGATGAGTGCTTGCAAGTTGGTACGCAGTGCGGTCAGGATCGAGTTTTGTGCCTGCCAAATACCGGACTTGAATACACCGAGCAGGAAAGGTTCGTTCTGTCTTTTCACATCCAGGAACAGGTCAGACCCGACCACCCGGTGTGCCTGGACGGGTAGGAATGTCAGGCCGTGAGTCTCTGCGTAGATGGGATAATCAATGGCTTCTGCCAACCAAGTGTAACGGTACGCCTTGTCCCACCACTCACAGACTTTGACAGTCTTATAACTCTTGATCGTTCCGAGCGCATTTGCCGCCCGATCTCCAAACTCATGCTTCACATCGGCAGCCATCATATCTGACTCGGTGTAATGCGCAATGAGTGGACCAGAAGATGACCACAGTGGGTAACATACGGGCGGAGGGATGACCTTGAACAGGTAGGGTGTACGCAGGTTGATACGTTTCGCCTGCTCGATTTCTGCCTGCCATATCTTCTCGTCGTAGTTCTTTCCCTCTTCAGCCTGCGCCATACTGCCCTTGGCCGCGTCCAGGATGTCCTTTGTTGACACAACCCGCAAGTGGATCTCGTCATACGTAGCGGCGGAGATGATCATCTGCCGCTCGACCCGTTTCTGTTGGACGTGATTGCTGCGTACCCACATGGTATTTGCGGCGTGTTCGATCTTGCTACTGCGTTGCTCTGCGTCTGGATCGTTCTTGTCTTGCGGCACATTCCAGGTGGGCAGAGCTGCAGTGAGCAGATTGCCGAGGCCGAGTACTTTGTTGCGTGGGGCTGGACTGATGGTCAATTTCACAGTGGGATCGGCCGGCTTCTCTGCCCAGTCCATGAAGATCATGTTCTCAATGTCCGACCAGTTTTCCATGCGCTTAGACATCATATCCTTGATATTATTCGCTTCGGCCTGCACTTCCTTCAGGCCGGTCAGGTCCAGTTCGGGTTCAATTATCTTTTTCTTGGGCATGTTCAGACCTACCTTTTTCATACGCCTCGTGTAATAACTTATCGAGTTTCATTGGCCGGTAACGGACGATTTCATACCATAGCCAACGACCGAATCTAACGATGAGGTTGATTGGAACAGGATACGCAAAGGCATAATCCCTTTGATAGTCCAGGTAAGCAATCCCATAAAACTTGGGAAGCATCTCGCCCACGTAAACATTCCTGCTGATTTTCATAAGTACCTCGCTCCTCGCGTCCGGTCTTTGGGTTTGGCGACCGGTTGTTCCACCACCAAGCCTCGCTCATTGGAAAGTCCGTATCGGTAGGTGTCGTAGGCATGATCTTCCTGCCGCGTGTCCACGTCTTCCACGTTCAACTCATCGTGCGCCAGGGTAGACAACTGCTCGATCAGATTCGGACAGTTCTCGAACACCTGCATACCAGGATCACCATCGGCCAGGTCGCCCATCGAGCGGTCTACCTTGCGTTTGCCGCTGATGCGATCATTGTCTGCACGTGTCAATTGCACCCCCTCTTGTCCATATTCGTCAGCTGTGCAGGATACTTTCCCTTCCATGTTCTTGCGCGTCCACAGGGCGGGATCAGCATAATTCAATGTCACCTTCTCACTGGGCGGGGTCATGTCCAGGATCAGTCTGGCTTGTTGCCGGTCAGTGAGTTCGTTATGGTAGGCTTCACGGTAGACATAGATGCGCTGCGTGTCTGGGTTGCGTGCCAGCCACAGACAACACCACGGCGCAGCGAAGCCCCAGTCTACCGATCTCCACTTCGCCCAATGTTCGGGGATCTCAAATGAAGGAATGACGTGCCGGTCACGATTCCACAATGGGAAGGCCATGCCAGCGAACGCGTCCCAATCTGCGTCCCTCCATGCCTTGCCGAGCGGACCTTGCAGATTTTCCAAGTAATGAATATATTCTGGTGCAAGCAGGGGATTGTCCTGGTAATGTACCTCGAAGAAGCGCGCGCCGTTCTCTTTGCCCTGACGCCAGGGTTCGACGTAGGATTTCTTGAACCAGGTCAGGCCGATGCCGTCCGCGTTCGTGCTCAGGTACATGCGCGTGCGCCATCCTGGTTTACTGGACCGCAGGCTGCCCTTGATCTTGTCCTTCTTCTTCTCGGTGATCTGGGTTGCCTCTTCGAGCACAATCACATCGTACTCAATGCCCAGGTACTTCTCAATGTCCCTCTCGTCCTTATACCCGCCCAATAGAATGCGTGAACCGTTGGGGAATGACACCCGACTTGCCGATAACTCATGCGGGGTGTACTGAAAGACACGAATGGTCAAGTCCTCCAGGCTTTCTGCCGCCGACTTCATGATCTTGCGGAGAAATAATACCTTCAACCCCTTGATGCGTTGGCAATCGTCCAATCCAACCTGTGCCATGATCGCGTGCGATTTACCTGGCCCTCGACTGCCGCCTATCGCCAACTCGTCCGCTCCCGCCCGGTCCGCTTGGCGTGCCGCTGCGTGGAAGGGAAGCATGGTTGGCCAGGCGATGTAACCAGCCTGGACGAAGCGCTCGATCTGGTCACGTGGGCAGCCAGACACATTTGCCAGATCTATGTACCGCTTTGTTTGTTCCTCAACTTCCAGTATTGTTGTTGCCATAGGCCAGATCCAATAATGCCTTCAATCCCACCACGGTCAAAGTGTTATCTACTTCGAAGTGCTCCACGAAAAGGCCGTGCGCCTTGCCAATAAGTTCCAGGGCGCGCTGCGAATCTACCAGTTCAATCTCGCTGCTCATTCCGACGTGGTGCTTGATTTTCTTGATCAGATAGCCCTTCTTCTGCACAGCCTCCCAATTGATGGCACCGCCCGGCTGGATGAACTCGCTGATGTCTACCCTTGCCTGTTCACTCAAACGAGCCAGGTCTTCATCGGCTGTCATCTTCTTTTCTTTGAGCCGTTGGCTGATTGCAGATTGAACTTCAGCATTTTTCAACAATCGCCCACCCTGTGAATATGCTGACCTTGGTGAATACCCGGCGCGCAGGGCTGCCTGCGTTGCGTTCCAGTCTCGCAGGTATTCTTCCACGAATGCAGATCGCTTACTTTGAGACATCAATCTTCTCCATGTTGATATGAAATTGCTTACTTGCCCTTGAGATATATATCTTCCCGGCGAGTTTCAACTGCAGGTAGTCGTCCCGGACCATCTTCATCATCCCAGCCGGACTGCGCAACCTAGCCGGTTCGTAGGGGGGAGGATCGTCTGATCTATACACCCACTTGCGGTGTGCCCTAATCCAACCCTGCTTTTTGCACTCACCGGGATGATATTTGAATTGCCCGCTAAGGCCCTCGGGCAGTGGCTTTCCGCACCAACTACAATTCTTCGGGGGGTCTTGATTCTTTGAGTTCATCCAGCCACTCCCGATAAACCTCATAGATCGCAACACTGCCAAAGACAACAGCGAAAATCGCAAAGCTCCAGGTCGTCAATAAATCCATCATCATACGTACGCATCCGGATGAAAACCAGCCAGATTAAGTGCTTCATCCTCTGTCTGGATGACATTGTATTTCTGTCCCATGCGTTCGATCTTCTCTTTGCATAATTTCTCCCGCGTTGTGAGTTCCCAACGATAGACCGGATTTTTGATCTCTACCGCGTGGATCCCATTGAAAGAAATCAAGAAGCCATCTAATCCTGCGTACTTGTCCTGATCCACCCAGACACATCCATAGAGTTTCAGAACTTCGACGATTGCCTTCTTGTTCGAGTCGGGCTTGGGGTGCTCCATCACTTTTGCTTATCTTTCCTGGTGAAAGTCAGTCCCGCAAGGACCCCGCTCACTATCCCAACCTGACCTCCAATGGTCTTAATCTCCTCGGCCAGTCTTGACAAGGCCCCGGTGTGCGCCTCACGTTGTTCACGCATGAAATCGCGCCACTCACGATCACGTTCAAGCTGCGAAGCATTCGATCGCTTGTCTCGTTCCAGGATGAACCAAATAAATATGCCTACTAACGGAACCTGAACGAGAAGGTTGAGCCAGGCTTCTCCGCCAGTCATGTGGGATTACCCCGCGCCGCCAACTTGAGGATCAGGCAGATCTCGCGCCAGCTTTGCCGCTTTGACATCACCCGTCTTGGGTAGAAGAGTATAGGCTGGTTGGTTGCCAACAAGCACAGCAAGCATGACTTTGACGAAGAGTACCCAGGTGATCGGCTCGGTTGTGGTGATCACACCAGACTGTGCCAACAGGGTTATGGCCGCTGCTGTAGCCAGCAGCAAGCCAATCATGATGTAGCTTTTCACTTCGGACACCAGACCGGCATACCAGGTGCGCAGTTTGGGGAAGTAGGCGAAGACCAGCATCA